TGGAGTTAACGTCCTCAATAGCTCTTGCTGAGGTGTGTAAGCTGTAGGTATAGCCTGTAATCCAAGCTGGCCAAATAGGCCCATTCTATCTCTAAACTCACCCAAACCCTGTAGAGTCTGTTTAGATTGTAGGGCTTGCTCAGCTCTAGCTTGTTCCATAGCAGATACGGCAGATGCTGCGCGTTGCTCTTCAATGGCTTTATTAAGGGCTAGTTCTTCAGGAGTGCCACCAAACATAGAGGTACGGACACCACTTCTACCCTGGCCTAAGAGTCTTTCTTCTAGCTGAAGTCTGGCTCTTTCTCTTTCAGGAGCCTGTACAGCCTCTAGTCTGCCAAATATATCTGCTTCTCTACCAGCTCTAGCAGCAGGGTCTTGAGTCAACATACCAATAATATTAGTCTGCTCCTCACCCCTAGCCATAGGGTCGCCCAAGAAATCAAAAGCCTGCTGACCAAATCCAGTCAAAGACCTTTGTAATGCAGCTTCTTCAGGGCTTAGAGCTAACTCAGTACCCGTTTGAGAGATAGTAGCCGCCGCAGGCTGACCAAATACATTCGTACCCGTAACAGTAAATGGTTTGAATTGAGACTGTCTTCCTACCTCACCCAATAAGCCGCCTTCATAAGTGGGTAAATCGGTAGCACCACCAAAGAATATGTTAGCTTCTTGACGGGCTTGGCCTATATCTTTAATTGCTTTATCAGTCAGCATACCCTGACCCAATGCGCTTATAAGACCTGCGCCAGCACTACCAAAAAATCCTCCACCGCCTTGATTAAGACCAAATAAATTCGCTGCGCCAGCACCAAGGTCTTTATAGTCAACAACGCCGTCTTTGTTTACGTCAAAAATTGACATTAGTAAGTCCCTCCATCAATAGTGCCAGTAAATGTTCCTGACACTGTGAGGTCAGCAGCAGTTGTAGTCCCCGTAAATGTCGGGGCAGCTAAATTAGCCTTGGTAGCTACCGCAGTTGCTATGTTATCAAATTCGGTGTTCACTTCAGTTCCCTTCACCACCTTAGCAGGATTGCCTGACACCAGGGCATCCTTGGCGGCAAAGTTAGTTGTCTTCGTGTAATCAGTCATTAGACAATCCTTCCAAGTAGTGCATGAATATTAAATTGTTGAATAGCTATAGACTTACCATCTACCGTAGTTTCAACACCTACGGATACGACAGCACCAGAACCAGAAGTATTTATCTTCTGCCTGTTAATTAGATTCAATGAAGAAGAATACTCAGCTTCAGTGTTGTATTCTGAAATATTGTATTGGGCAGCGTTATTAGCAGGTAAGACGTATGCCTGCTTCTTATAAGCGTTTGAATAATCGTAAGCCCAGTTCAGTACGACTGTAGATTCCGCACCATCAAAGGTAGTTAAATTAACCTTCTTTAAAAATTTAAGTACGGAGCTATCCCCAAATGCTAGGGGGTGGGAGAAGTAGCTTAGCTGATAGGAACCTGTGTTGTCCTGATAAGTATCATACTTAGCGATGCCAGTTGCGTTCCCAATATATATAGTGTCATCCACCAGATTAGTAAAACATAGTGGCGCGATGCTAGACCAAGTGGTTGCTCTATACGAACCATCTTGGAGAGGAAACCTAGTATCAAAGACATACACCGTCTGAAGGACGGGAAAGTTAACAAGGACAAACGCTTCTTTAGGCGAATAATGTAATGAGATATTACCCGTTTCACTGGCTACCAGATTCTTAACGTCATTATTGACGTTCTTAGATATATCCCCAATTGGTGAGGACTTTTCCTGAATGGTTCTTGCAAGACTTCTTACGCCTGAACGGTCTAAAAAGATTAAATCTTTACCAGTAGATACAACGGCATCCCTAGATACACAACCTATGTTAGATATAGTATCCGCTAGGGTCATAGTAGAAGGAGAATCAGCGCCTTCGTAAATAAGTATAGCGTCCTTACCAAAGATAACTAAGAATCCATTATGAGCAGATAAAGCTACAATCTCATCGTACCCATTAGGCCAAACCTTAGATACGTCTATAGAGCCTGAAGAACCACCAGTCCAAACAGTCCCATCTAATAAATCACTCCAGTAGATAGTAGACTTATCTGTGGCAAAGTCAGCCACCCAAAGCCTACCAAAACCCGCTAAAACTTCGTTACCTTGGGGAGGTGTGCCAGCAGAGCCAGAATGAGAGGACATCTTCTCAACAGCAGCAGCAGCATTAGAATAGACTAAAGGCTCCTGACTTCTTTGAAAGAAATAAGCCTTGTCATTAAAGTTAACTATCTTCCAGTTATCATCAGATACAGTATAAGACCCAGGAGTCTCATCAACTAAAGTAGTAGTGCCTGAGAATATTAAACTGTTCCCAGCAGAAAATACTTTTATATTCCCGCCTGAATCTCTAAATTGGTGTACTGCCTCTATTCCTAAAGAACTTCCTAACACGGAAGCTCCATTGGTAGACACCATAGAATAACCTTTACGCGCAGCAACCCGTCCCTCTTTATCAATAATGCAGTTATCTGCAACTGACGCAAAGGTAGGGTCTTGAGCTAACGGGGCATCTTGAGTGTTTAAACCCGCAAACCCTGGAGCCGTAATAGTTATGCTTTGTAGTTTCTGGGCCATTATCGTACCTGGAAGGTTAACTCAGAAGGGTATCTGTTAGCGTCAAATGCAATAGCGTCAGATAAAGAAGTAGAGGCTACAGCGAATTGTTCTGCTGCACTCTGACCGCCAGTCTCACCCCTTTCCCTTAAAGCCATAGCGTAGGCTAGTTGTATAACAGGGTTGGTAGGTGCTAACAAACTATCTGAGTCAGTAGTCAAATCAGTCTGTGGTTTAACAACATCAAACCTTAGAGCGTATGCTGCATCAGGCTTTGGATAAACTTGGACTTCTAAATCTTTATTAGTATCTGTACCCACAAATGTAAAATAATCAGGAGAGCCTGATTGTGGTGTAGTGTTGTAGGTTACATTGTTAAAGTATTCTTTACTTCTAAGATGCATGAACCTTTTAGACGTAGTGTTCATTACGTCCTTTATAACAGCCAAATCACCACTACCAGTAAGTGAGTAAGTATCTGTACCACTTACAGTGTTAACAGTTATAGAGTCCCTTAATGCAGTCCAGTCAAAGGAGTTCTCCACAATCTTCTTAGCGTCATTAACCAAGTCACCTATAAGATGAGAGTAGTCAGTAGCATTAGCTGTATCTACTGTGTCCTCTCGTAATCTGCGGAGGACGTTATTAATTAAATCTAAATAAGTCATACGAATCGTCTTCCTATGTCTTGAATCATTCCTAACGCTTCAGGAACATTAGTTAATTCTCTAAGTTTTGCTTCAAACAACTCGCCCGCAAACATCTGTTCAGTTACAGGGGTATTCTGAATAACAGCTAACAACCCTTGACGAGTTGGCTTAGGAGTTTCTGGTGTTTGCAGGATTTGAATAGGTGTCTCAGGAGGTGGCGTATCATCTCCTACTGGTTCAGTAAATATCCCACTTGGCGGCTCAACATCTGGTTCAGGTGTTGGCTCGGGTGTTGGCTCGGGAGTCGGAGTAGGCGTAGGGGTTGGTGTAGGGGTTGTTGGAGTAGGTGTTGTGGGTGTAGGAGTGCCAGCAACATCTCCCATACCATCAGTATCCCCTGCCCCATCTCCTAACACATCGTCAGTACCCTGATTTTCAATTGCAGTACCAGATTCAGTTGCCGCTTGATTGATAGACTCAACACTATTACCCGTAGCTTGTGCTACCTCACCTACAGATATACCTCTTTGATTAACTAGGTCTACAACATTAGTAATTGCATCTTTGTTGTAAGCACCAAATACATCAAACGCTAAATCTATAAAGCCTTTTAAGTCTAGCTCATCTTTATCTGTATCTTTCCAGATTTGATTAGGGTCATCTGTTACAACGCCCTTTACCTCTGGAACCAAGTCCACCATTGCTATTCCATCATCTTCAGGCTCAGGAGGGCCAACAAAGTCATCAGGAGGTTGATAGGCTAGCTGGTTGGTAAATAAATCTTCTACTTCTTGCGTAGCAAGTTGCTCTTCATAATCTTTTGCAAGAGCGTCATAAAAGGCTTGAGTGTCAGTACCGCCACCAAAACTTCCAGTAATATTAATTGCGGGAGCAGAGTCATCAACAAATGAAGGCAGGTCTGAAACCTGACTAAACATACCTGTACTTGGATTGTATAGGTATGAAGTTCCTCTTAGTCTAGTAAATGAACCCATTACTCTTCCTCAATCATATTTGATAACAGATGCAGAGAGTTGTACTGGAGAACTCCTGAAAGATATACAGGGTCTAATCCTTGCTCTATCTTTTCTAAGCACCACTCATAAAGCTCTGCGTCTGCTTGTTCAGCAATAGAGTCCATCTTGTTAACAGGAAACTCTACGATAGTCATCATTTTTCTCTTGAGACACCTTTAGTCTTTTCAAAGGTTCGCATTGCACCTAAACCTAACATACCCATTAACACGGGCATCATCTCACTTAAAGCTATTAAAGGAACTACTACCCCAGTATCAAATAACTCTAAAGCCATATTTACAAAGGGTATTACCAGGAAGTTTCCAGCCATTCCAAGAGCGCATATCCAGCCAATGGCAGGTCTCCAACCAGCAACAAACATACTATTGTGAGCTGCTTCAACTTTATTAACCTCAATTTGAGCCATGACCTGCTCTTGAGCATGACGCTCAGCCATAGTAGCTATCTCGTGAGACAGCTTTTCTTTCAGGTCTTTGTCAGGTATTACCTTGTCTAAGATAGCACTGACTGGGCCAATCAACGCGCTTATCATAAGAATATAACTGCACAGAATAAGATAACAACAAGACCTAAAGTACAGACAACCACTTTGCCTGCTTCTTCTTCAGTCATGTCCTGAACTTTCTCGCGTATCATTTTTCCAATTCGTCTCATAACATTCTTCCTATCACAGTCACAGTAGCTACAATTAGTATCCAAAATATTCTTTCACCAAAGGCAACAGACGGCGACATCTTCTGTAACTTATCGTCC